GTTCAAAAAGCTCTAAATCATAAAACAGGTAGCGCCGGAACTTCGTTCTGATTCGCGCTACTCCTCCTCCTCCGTTACGACAAACTTGGACAGGCGCTTGCGGGCCTGAAAACCCGCGCGCCTGTTCACTTTCAGGTGACCGCATGGCTGACCGGACCATTCTTTTGGCCCAGAACAAGCGCCATGCCACCCGTGGTGTGACCACCCTGAACCCGCAAGAATTCGTGGCCTATCAGGAAGACGAAGACAATCTGACCTACACCATCGACATGCTGGCCTACCTGAACGGCGCCACCATTACCGCCGTCACCCGCATCCCCAATGGCCTGACGATTTCCAATGCATCCAACACCACCAGCCGCATCACCCAGCGCCTCAAAGGCTTTGGCCGCATGGATGTCAAAGTGACCCTGTCGAACGGCGACACGGAACAGTTTTTCCTTGGCATTGCGCCTCGCGCGTCCAGCACACGCCAGACGGGTTACGCCGCCTGACGCGCAATAAAGTGTAAAACGCTCGGCGGCGACGCGAAAGAAAATTACAAGCTATGACTGCAAGCAAAGGTTTTCAGCCCGGCGTGTCTGGCAATCCTGCCGGACGCAGCAAGAAAGACTTGGAACTCGAAGCGCATGCACGACTTCACGCCAGGCACGCGATCGACGTTGCCGCACAAATCTTGCAGAACACCGAAGCCAGCAACTCGGACAGGCTGAAGGCCGCGCAAATCATTCTTGACCGCGGCCACGGAAAGCCCAAGGAACAAGTGACCGTCACGCATGAACGTCCAGTTACCGAATGGACCGAAGAACAACTCGACGCAGTTATTGCTGGCCTTGCAGGAGAAGCGCGCAAGACTGAAGGCGCGGCGAAGTCTCATTGACTTCACGGAATACACCTACGAACGGTATCGCACTGCAAAGCACCATCGCATCATCGCCGCTCAATTGGAGCGCGTCATGCGAAGGGAAATCGATAGGCTTATGCTTCTCGTTTGTCCCCGGCATGGCAAGACCGAACTGGCTTCAAGGCGTTATCCGGCGTTCTGTTTAGGGAATTTCCCTCACAGGCAAATCATCAGTGCCTGCGCGTCGGAAAGTTTTGCAACGGACATCGGGCGTGAAGTCAGAAACATCATTCGGGACGACCCTTACCGACGATTGTTCCCTCACGTCGAACTCGCCGACGACAGCCAGGCATCAGGCCGCTGGCACACCCGGCACGGTGGAATATTCCATGCGGTTGGTGTTGGCTCGGCGGTCCTCGGCAAGGGCGCAGACGAGTTCATCATTGACGACCCCTTCGGAAGCATGGCCGACGCCCAAAGCGAAGTTGAACGACGCAGGGTGAAGGACTGGTATCAGGGCAGCGTCTACAATCGTTTGCAGCCAAACGGCGCGATTGTCCTCATCAACCACCGCATGCACGAAGACGACCTGTCTGGCTATTTGCTGGAACAGCAAGCCAACGGTGGCGACCGATGGGAAGTGGTGGAACTGCCCGCCATTGATGACGAAGGCCAAGCCCTGTGGCCGGAAGCCTATCCGATTGACGCCCTGCAACGCATCAAGCGCAACACGCTGCCGCGCTTCTGGTCGGCGCTTTACCAGCAAGACCCGCAGCCCGACGAAGGCACGTTCTTCAAGGCCGATTGGTTCAAGCGGTACGACGACCTCCCGAAGGTCAACGTCTACGGCACCAGCGATTTGGCGGTGACCGACGAAGGCGGGGACTACACCGAACACGCGGTCTGGGGCATTGGCCCCGACAGCACCATCTATGCGCTGGACTGGTGGCGCGGGCAGACGAATGCCAGCATCTGGATAGACAAGCAACTGGACCTGGTGGCGAAGCACAAGCCGCTCGTCTGGTTCAGTGAAGCGGGCGTCATCAAGCGGGCCATCGAGGGCGTCCTCGACCGCCGCATGACTGAACGCAAGACATGGGTTGCGATGGAATGGGTCAGTTCCATCCATGATAAGCCCACGCGGGCTCGGGCGTTTCAAGCTCTAGCTGCCAATGGGAAAGTAGCGTTTCCGAAAGCCCCGTGGGCGCGTGATGTCATTGACCAGCTGGTACGCTTCCCGGCTGGCAAGCACGACGACGCCGTTGACGCCTGCAGCCTGATAGGCCGGGCCGTATCCGACACCGCCAGTGCCGTCTATCGGCTGACCGCCCCGCCACGGGCGCAGGACAGCTACACGCGGCACCGCAGCATGGCGACCAACGCGAATTGGAAAACAGCATAATGGCCTATGACCAGAAAGACGCGGACGCTTACCTTGCGGACCTAAAGCGCAAGGCGACGGTTGCCATGGACATGCTGGACAAGGCGCGTCGAGACGCCCAAGTCTGGCAAAACTACTACGACGGCAATCAGTGGACCGACGCCGAACGCCGCATTCTGGAAGCCCGTGGGCAGCCCGCGCTTGCGTTCAATCACGTGAAGCCTGCCGTTAATGCGATTATCGGCATTGTCGAACGGGGCCGCACCGACCCGAAGGGCTGGGGGCGCACGCCGAAGGACCAGGACAGCGCCGAAGTCGCCACCGACGGCTTGCGTTACGTGTCCGACGTGACGCGGTTTCAAAGCAAGCGCCGCGACTGCCTGAAAGATTTTTTGGTCTGGGGCATCTGTGCCGGTGTCACGGAAATGGCGGAAGGGGCTGAGATTGGCCTGCGCCGCATTCGGCCTGAAGAATTCTTCTATGACCCCTACAGCCGCGACACAGACTTTGGTGACGCGCGCTATATGGGCATCGCCAAGTGGATGGATGAACAGGACGCGATTGACCTTTATCCCGACCAAGCCGAAATCATCCGCCGCTCGTTCAATTATGACCAATCGGCCAGCGACACATTCCGCGACCGGCCCAAGGATGGCTGGGCGTGGGTGGATGCTCGGCAGCGGCGCATCATGTGCTTTGAAATGTACAAGCGCATGGGCGGGGCGTGGGAAAAGTGCGTGTTCGTTTCGGGGGGCGTCTTGGAAAGCGGCCCCAGCCCGTTCCTCGACAGCAAGACCGGCCAGCCGCGCTGTGCCATCATTGCGCAGTCGGCCTATGTGGACATTGATAATGCCAGGTACGGCATTGTCAGGGACATGCTGGGGCCGCAGGACGCCATCAACAAGGCAAGGTCCAAGGCCGTTCACATCCTGAATGTGGCGAAGCTGCGGGTTGACCCCGGCGTCATCGACATTGATACGGTGCGCCAGCAGTGGGCCAAGCCCGACGGCATCATCGAAGCGCGCGAAGGGCAAGTGGAAGAACTCGGCGACCGCAACTTGGCGCCCGGTCACCTCGAACTCTTGCGCGACGCCAAGGAAGAAATGCGCCGCCAGTCCCCCACGCCTGGCATTGTCGGGCGGCAGGGGGCTAGCCAATCGGGCAGGGCTATCTTGGCGGAACAGCAAGCGGGCTTGACCGAACAGGCCCCGCTCTTGGCGCAGTTCGATGATTGGACGTTGCGGGTCTACCGGGCGTTCTGGGACGCCATCAAGCAGTTCTGGAACGAACCCAAATGGATACGGGTGACGGACGACGAAGAAGCCCCGCGCTTTGTGGGCTTGAATGTGCCCCAACCCACGATGGACCCCATGACAGGCCAGCCGGTCATGCAAGTCCAGAACAGTCCCGCCGACATGGACGTGGACATCGTCATCGACAGCACCCCGGACACGGCGGTCATTCAGGAAGAACAGTTCCAAAGGTTGGCTGAACTCGCACAAGCTGGCATGCCCATCCCGCCGGATGTGCTGATTGAAGCCAGCAGCCTGCCCAAGAAGCGCCTGCTGTTGGACAAGCTGCGCAAGTCGCAAGAAGAAGCCGCCCAGCAGCCCAATGCCGCTGTGCAGGCCGAAGAAGCCAAGGCGCAGATGCAGTTGCAACTGAAGGCGCAAGAACTGCAAATGCAGATGCAGGCTAAGGGCATGGACTTGGAACGCCAAGACATGGCCGACAAGGCCAAGACCGAACGCGCCATGCAGTTGGCTGACCTTGAATTCAAATACGACGTGGAACGCATGCGGCTTCAGGCGGAAATGGAAGCGGGCAAAATTCGCCAAGCGGTGCAAAGCAAGCGCGACGAGCGGCAGGCGGAATTTGATTTTGCCGAAGCCGAAAAGGACCGGGAAGCCGAACGCAATGGCCAAGTGCCGTTGCGGGTTGCCCCCATCCTCAATCAGATGACGCAGACCATCGACAATCTGGGTGAAGTCGTGAAGCGCATGGCAAGCCCCAAGCGTCTGGTGAAAGACCCGGTGACGGGCGAAAAGCGCGTGGAAGTCGACATTGTGGACATGTCGCTCAATGAAGCCATCCGGCGCATTGCGGCTCCCAAGCGTGTGGTGCGTGACCCGCTGACCGGCGAAAAGCGTCTGGACGCGGTCATGGCGGACATGTCGGTCGATGACGCCTTGCAGTTGCTGGCCTCGCCGCGCCGTGTGGTGCGTGACCCTGTGACCGGCGAACAGCGCACGGAGGTTGTGAATTGATACAGTTGTATGTCCCCGGACAAATCTGCGAGCGGTGCGAGAAGGAAATAGGCCGCGAAAACTATGTTTTGATGCAGGACGGCATCTCGCGCCATTTGCACAAGTTCCATGCGCGGTGCGCCCCCAAAGACCCTG